TCAGGTATACGGTAACGCTCGGGTATACGGTAACGCTTGGGTATACGGTAACGCTTGGGTATACGGTGACGCTCAGGTATACGGTAACGCTCAGGTATACGGTAACGCTCGGGTATACGGTAACGCTTGGGTTCAAAACTGCCGTGATTATTCTGCTACAAGCTGCTTCGGATCGGAAAATAGGACGACAACATTTTTCCGCACGAAAGACGGCGGCGTCGGCGTGAGATGTGGATGTTTTTACGGAACACTGGCGGAATTCAGAGAAAAGGTAAAAGAACGGCACGGAGACAGCCGGACTGCAAAGGAATATTTGATGCTGGCAGATTTGATGGAGTTTAGATTGTCCAAGGATGAGTAGGAGGATAAGCAATGGATAGAAAGAAAATACATGAACTTTTAGACTTAATTCTCGAGATCCAGGAACGCGGAGAAGGTAAGGATGGGTACCCTTATGTAAACATTGAATTCTTGAATTACGGTGGCAGAATACTTTTGTCCGCGCAAGAAAACGGATTTGTCGCGAATAGAGGTTACGATTTGTTTGACTGGATTGAAACAGATAAGCAACTAGATGATGCAATCGTTTTTGCGAAAGTATTACTGGAAAAAGCAGTGGATATGGTGGGCGAATAATATGTACGGATATACAGAAGAACTGGAAGAAATAACAGATCAAGAAGCGACTGAAAAAGATAGATATTTTAGGGTGCGCAAAAGGCACTATCAGAATTATTGTGATTTTATGGAGGAAATAACAAATGGCAACATTATACGAGATTGATGAAGAGATTTTAAATTGTGTAGATCAGGAAACTGGAGAAATTATTGATCCGAAAAAACTGGCTCAGTTGCAGCTTGATTTTGACAAAAAGGTGGAGGGGATTGCTCTCTGGATCAAGAATCTTTTGTCTGATGCAGAAGCAATCAAAGCAGAGAAAAACAAACTGGCTGACCGCCAGAAAACATGTGAAAACAAGGCAAGAAACTTGAAAGAATACCTGTCTGGTTATTTATGCGGTGAAAAATTTAAGACACCAAGAGTCAGCATTTCTTATCGAAAATCAGAGAGTGTAGAGGTGCAAGACGTTTCAAAGCTGGATGAAGAATACTTGAAGTTCACTGATCCAGAAGTGGACAAGACCAAGGTGAAAAAAGCCCTGAAAGATGGGGTTGAACTCTCTGGCGTTGTATTGGTGCAGAATAATAATATTCAGATTCGGTAGGGTGGAAATATGGAATTTAGGACATTAAAAGCGAATGAGATTGAATGCCGTATCGCAACGGTGAAGAGTAATGGGATATCGCTGCTACTATATAAAGACGCAAGGTGCGACATGAATATCTTGGATGAAACTGTAGGAAAGTTAAATTGGAAAAGAGAACACAGCAGAGACAACGCAAACTGCACCGTGAGTATATGGGATAACGATAAAGGCATCTGGGTTCCAAAAGAAGACACAGGAACAGAAAGCTTTACCGAAAAAGAAAAGGGTCTTGCATCTGACAGCTTTAAGAGAGCTTGCTTTAATTGGGGAATTGGAAGAGAGTTATATACCGCTCCGTTTATTTGGATCCCATCTGATAAATGCGAAATTTCCGCGAAACAGAATGGTAACGGAAGCACTTGTTATGATCGTTTCCGAGTAAGTTATGTTGGCTATGACAAAGAAAGAAACATAGATGCCCTGAAAATCGAAAATGAGAAAACCGGAAAAGTAGTATTTTCGCTTGGTAGAAATGTCGGAAATTATAATCCTGCTAATCAAGAAGAACCTCTCGAAAACTATGTGACCGAATCGCAGGTAAAAACACTGGAAATTTGCATTCCGAAGCATAAGCAGACAATAGCGAATGTATGTCGGCATTATAAGGTGTCGGGTTTGCGAGAACTGACAGTGGAGCAATTTAAAAAGCTTATGAGAAATATGGGAGAAGAATAATGAGGTTCACAGGAAGATTAAAAGGCCGTTTGATAGATTGCCACACCATCCTATTCGAATCCGAAGAGGACTTCCGACAAGCCTATGATGAACTGAAAGATTATAAAAAATTAACACTTGAAATAAAGCCGTACAGAGCAAAGAGAAGCCTTGATGCAAACTCTTATTTGTGGGTGTTGCTGGATAAATTAGCAGACAAGCTGGATATTACCAGATGGCAAGCGTACCTAAACGAATTAAAATCCCACGGCGCTTTCGAGTACATACCGCTCCGGGAAAAAGACATCTATTTGGCGCAGTCAGTGTTCCGGATTGTGATAGATCGTGGAGCACAGGAAGTAAAAGACCTTAAAGGGAGAGCTGAAACATTACACACTCTGCAATGCTACAAAGGGTCAAGCAAGTATAACACCAAGGAAATGAGCCGGCTCATCAAGGGTGTGTTGGAAGATTGCAGAGAGGTTGGAATACCAGATGCAGACCTTTTGACCCCAGATGAAAAAGAAGAGCTTAGACAAAAATGGGGGATTGAACTGTGAGTATTGATTACAGTGACATGGCATTCCCGAAGCCGAAGCGAAAGAAAAAGAAAAAAGGTCATCAAAGAGCATCCGGCAGACCAAAGAAGCTGTGGAGCATATTTACAGAGGACATGGATCATTGCATGTACACCGGAGTTTACGGAGTGGAGCGTCATCATATTTTTAGCCACACATCGAAAGAAATTGAACTTTCGGAAGATTACGGATTCATAGCTCCGTTGAGACCAGACCTGCATCCAAACGGAACGAAAGCGGGGAAGAATGCAGCGAAAGTTGACGGAGAATTAAGAAAACGCTGCAAGGAGTATTATTTGCAGCACTACGGAACAGAAGAGCAGTTCCGTCAAGAATTTCACTATGTTAGTAAGGGTTAAACCTTTGCTATAAATTGTAACCCGTTCATGGCTGCTGCACAGTACGTCACAAATACCTTAAGTAAGCCAGATTCATTGTCTCCCGGTAATTCCGGGAGCAGAAAGGAGAATAAATGGTAATTACAATTCCGGGCAAACCGGTTGGAAAAGCAAGACCGAGATTCCACAGAGCCGGATTTAAAGTCATTACATATACGCCAGACGAAAGCAAAAAATACGAAAAGGAAGTTGCAAGGATTTACAAGCAGAGCATAGGCGTGCTTTACACAGACATCCCTCTGAGGGTTCGAATTTTAGCGAAATTTCCGATTCCAGAGAGCTGGTCTAAGAAGAATAAGGAGAAAGCTTTAAAAGGCGAAATAAAGCCAAATAAAAAGCCAGACTTAGATAATATCGCAAAAATCATTTTGGATGGACTGAATGGAGTTGCATATACGGATGATAAGCAGGTGACCAGTATGGAAATCGAAAAAGTGTATTCTGATGAGCCTTGCGTGGTGGTCTATATTGCGGAGGATGAGTGATGGCAAACAGAAGAATGTTTTCGGCGGACGTGGTATGCACAGACAGGTTTGTTGAGATGCCTTCGTCAACCCAAGCGCTGTACTTGCAATTCGGAATGAAAGCTGATGATGATGGTTTTGTATCATCACCAAAGCAAATCGTAAGAATGGTTGGCGCGGCGGAGGATGACTTGAAAATACTGGTCGCAAAAGGGTTTATCATTCCATTTGAAAGTGGAGTTATCGTCATTTCTGACTGGAAAATCAACAATTCGATTAGAAAAGACAGATACACACAGACAAGATGTTTGGATGAATTGAATAAACTGGAGAATTTGAACGGTAAATATGTTCTTGCAACCACTTGTCAACCATCTGCCAACCAGTTATCAACCATTTGCCAACCAAGTGACACCCATACGGTTGACGCTCTGGAAACCCAGGTTAGGTTAGGTAAGGATAGTATAGATAAGAGTAGTATAAATACTACTTGTCCGGAGCCAGAAGCTCCAGACCGAAAAAAAATCATATCGCTCTCGTTAAATGATGATACAGAGCATTGGATCTACGAAGATAATGTATCAGAGTGGAGCGAATTATTCCCTGCCGTCGATGTGATGCAGGAACTTAGAAAAATGAAATCTTGGTTGGACAGCAACAAAACAAGAAGAAAAACAAAGAGAGGAATCGCAAGATTTATAAATAATTGGCTATCCAAAGAGCAGGATAAGGGCAGAATCCCAGTGAGATCAGAGCCGGTGCATAAAAATAATAACAACTTTAATCGCAGGGATTACGACATGGACTCTCTGGAAGAGCAGCTGTTGAATTCGAATTAAGGAGGAATTATGGAACCGAAGAAAGTAACAATAAACTACGCTCTGCTCTGCAAGGAATTGGAGAAGCAGGGCAAGACGAAAGAAAAATTCTCGGCAGAACTCGGGAGAAGCAAGTCTTTTGTCTGCAATATGGCAAAGAACCCGGAACAGACAGAAGATTTTGAAAGAACCATGTGCTTGCTTCTCGGACTTGAGCCGGGAAGTCTGGTAAAAGAACCGGAGAAGAAAGGAATGACTGCGGCGCAGGCGCTTACAGTAATCAGAGATGAGATTTTAGAGAACCGCAGAATCATGCAGGAGAATTTTGAGAAGATCTGGAATAAGATGAACACCAACACCATCCAACTGGAAAAGATCAAAGACAAGGTCAACACGATGTCAAAGACCGACTACGACAAAGCATTAGAGTGGCTAAAAGACAAGATGGAAGGTGGACGCTATGACGGGGCGAAGTTGCTCATGGAATCAGAAGCGGCAGGAATTAAAAGGTCAGACATCATGAAAGCAAAGGCAGAACTTGGAGTAAGAATCCAGACTACAGGGTACGGAAAGAATGTGAAAGCATGGTGGAGTTTAAAGGGTGAACAGGCATGAACATGAAAAGATACGGGTTTAAGATTTGCAAGAAAAGACACGGAAACATGGATTTTTACACAAAAGTTAGCTCCAAGCGCAAGAGAAAGAAAAGGGTGAGAGGAAAATGAGTAGACAAGCACACTTTCTGGATCCGTACCAGTTCCAAATCGAAGAGATGGTAAAACTCGGATGCTCGGATGAGCATATCCATAAAGTCTTGCATGACATTCAGAAAGTGGAATTTACGAGAGATGATCTTATCCGGTACATGGATGAAAACGGGATTCGAAAGAGGAAATCAGCCAAAAGATGGACGCGGAGCAAAGAGGTTGAGTGGGAAGAGCTTTGCAAGCAGTTAAGGAGAAAAAATGGGAAAAGTTGATGATTATACAACTGGTAGAGCGCAGGGGTTGGTGCTGGCAAGGGAGATTGTAAAAAAAGACGGTATCGAGGGGCTGGAAAAAGAAATCCAGTTCCGGAATATCACAGGAATAAATACAGCATTAACCAGAAAAGAACTAAACATTGCCTGTGAGAAAATCAAAAACATGACACTGGACACAATGATGGTGATCACAGTTGCAACACTGCACGATGAATTCGGTTTTGCCGGGAAACGGTGCAAGAGATTTATTGACCGGATGAATCTGAAAGCAGAGTGCCTGGTGGATGATATGGCAACATGGGATGAGTATACAAAGATGATTAAGGATGAGATCGGGATTGAGATGGCGATTAGGAGGAATGACTAATGACGAAAACAGAAGAAACATGGATGGACGGGATCACAACGGAAATGATGGAGCATATCTGCGACAACCTGTGCAAGTATCCAGGTCAGCTAAGTGAAATGGAACTGGAAGATAAATGCGCAGAATGTAAGACGAGACGGTTTGTGTGCGATATTTTGAACCAATATAACAAGGTGAATGATTTTACAAACAGCCAGTGTGCGAAGCTGTTGGAGCAGATGCATGAGCTGGAAGAGCGTGATACGGCGAAGAAACCGAAAAAATACGGAGTGAGTAACATGGAAGAAATTAGAGTCGGAGACATAGTGGTGTGCGTTGAATATCCAGGCAATCCATGCGGAATAGTGGTTAAACAGTATCGTCCGACAGCATGCGCACAGCAGACAATGATTAAATGCAATGACGGGCGGTTATTCCACGCACCAACAAGTGATTTTAGAAAGATAAGGTAATTGGAAGGAGCGAGGAATAATCATGATGGGAAGATGTAAATTAACAAGTATATGCGGATCCGATCGTTGCTGCATAGAATGCCCAGAAAACGAAGTGCGCAAAGAGCAGTGCGCAAGAATGGACCGGTATGAGTATTGTGTGGAGTGTCCGGAATATGAGGAGGAGTAGTGATGAAAAAATATGATATTTTAATTGCAAAATTGTATGCGTGCTGTGGAAATCAGGAAGAGTTTCCGCGTGAGCCAATTACAGTTGATAATGATAGAATGAGCGAGTTATTGGAAGGTGTATTTATGGAAGAGGGATTATTGGAGGCGGAATGATGATAAAAGTAAAAGCGAAAGCAAATTATGGTTTTGCTGGAACAAATATGGAATTTGAAGAAGAGTTTGGTGATGATGTAACTGATGAGGAAATCGAAGAAGCTATGAGAGATATGGTTATGGAACAGGTTAATTGGTCATGGGAGAAAGAGTAATTATGAACAGAGAAATCCTTTTTAAAGCAAAGAGAAAAGATAATGGAGAATGGGTAGAGGGCGCTGTGTTGCCTGCCTGCAATGGTGCTTATATCGCTACTTCGTTTTTAGAGGGGGATTCCGATGAGCCTTTGATTGTAGCTGCATATGAAGTAGTTCCTGAGACTGTATGCCAGTACACCGGACTGACAGACAGGGACGGTAAGAAGATTTGGGAGAATGATATTTTACGAGGTCATGGAAACGATGACGACTTAGCAAAAGTTGTATTCGGGGAATTTAATGTAATTGATGTTGAGACACACGAAAAAGTAGATCGTGTTATCGGCTGGCACACGAAAGTAATTGAAACGGATGTATTAAGCAAATGCGAACCGTTTTGTCTGCCAATGCCGTTAACTGATTTTTACATTAAGCGATGCGAATATGAGGTGGTTAAAAATGCATTTGACAATCCAGAGCTGTTGGAGGTGGAGTGATGAACGCATTAGAGAAAATCGTGGAAGAAATCGAATCCATGAAAAATGATGCCTATGAAACACTGAAAGAAGAAAGAAAACGACATGGCGCAAGCGAAACAGCGGAGAGCTTAGAGAGCTATCTTTTTGGATTGACCTGTGCAATAGATGTTGTGGAGAAGTATGTGGACAAGGAGGAAACGGAATGAAAATTAAAGCGTGTCCATTTTGCGGATGCCGTGACAGAAGAGTCGGAATCCGGAGAATGGGAGGCAAAGGATATAGGGTAGTGTGCGGTGCTTGCGGAGCATCTGGGCCTTATGTGGCAATTAAGGCGTGTCGGGATGACAAGATGATTGCGCAGGAAGCAGCAAGACAAGGATGGAATAATAGGCGGGAGGAATAACATGGACATTTTAATCACAATCGCATTCCTAGCCCTTTACTACATATTGGGGCTAGGAACCGTGATTACTTTAAAGACAGGATTGGAAGAGGATGTAAAACTAGAAGGTGCGGATTACCTGATGGCTGCGGGATTCCCGATACTGTTATTTGTGGTGTTTTTGGATTGGATTGTGCGGAAGATAGTGAGGTAGGAAGATGAAAAATTTTGATTTGGAATCATTTAAAGAAGGAAAAATAGTGGTACATTGCAAGACAAAGAAAGAAGCGGAAGACTTTTGCCTGCAGATGCACGAGCATGGGATGACGTGGGAGTCTGGGAATAGTTATTTGAGTTACACATACTATGAGGTACATAAGAATAAAACGTGTTACAGTATTGGCGGATATCAGAGTTGTGACTACTTCAGGAAGTATAGATGCAATATTTTAGAATGGAGTGATTACATGCAGAAAGAATTTACCAAGGCAGATCTGAAAGATGGGATGGTAGTGAAACATCGAAATGGTGACAAGAGAATGGTGATAAGCGAAGCATTAATCGGAGAAAATGGATATGCGGATCAAAACTGCTTTCGAGAAGATTTGACACACAGATATTTTAAAGATCTCGATATTGTTGGTGTCTACGCAATCCAAGAATATAACAACTTTGCAGATATGCTTTCGGACTATAACTTAGAACTCATTTGGGAACGCACCGAATCGAAGAAAATGACTGTGGAAGAAATGAAACAGAAGCTGGAAGAGCTGACCGGAGAGGAAATTGAGGTGACGGCATGACCAGAGAGAGCATGAAACGCAGAAGGGAGACAGCAGACACCGTGAGAAAGATAGAAGCACACAAGATGGCAACGAGAAAGCCCTGTGAGACAGCTTTAAAGCAAAAGGGGCATAAAGCCTTTGCCTGTGATTTTAAAAGGGCTGACAGAACAAATACGGACACTCTGGAATACATAGCAAGCAAGTACAACATCAAAAAGCCAATTCCGGGAGGTGATTGAGGTGGATAAGAATATAATCTATGAGTACATGGATGCGAAAGCACTTGTGAAAGAGACAGAGGAAGATATCAGACGGCACAGAAGAAAGACGTTTGTGCAGGATAAAGTGACAGGCAGTAATCCAGAGTTCCCGTACCAACCACAGAGCTTTAATATCTCTGGATGTATAGAGAGCGCAGTGGACATAGACGAAGAGGAACGGTTGTTGGAAGAACGAAAGCTGAACGCAAAGCGGATTAAAGTAAAAGCGGAACGTGTAATCAATAAAGCTCCGGTAAGGATGCAGAGGATTATCCGGTTCAAGGTGATGCAAGGACTGACATGGGATGAAGTAGCTGCGAAGATGAAAGGAAATTGCACAGGGGAAAGCGCAAGGAAAGAATTTCAGAGGTGGATGAAAGAAAAATAGAAGTTTGTCCGTTTTGTCCACATTGTCCGCTTTAAATAATATATAGTATAACATGGAGTTAGAAGAAAGACTCCAAAAGCTTTCCAAACAACATTCGGAACACCGTCGGACTTCTGCCCTTTCTCGTCTGGCGGTGTTTTTATGCCGTGGTCAGTTGGGACAAGCAGGTTCGATCCCTGCACGCGGTTTTGTGATGCGAGTATACAGGCTGCACAGCTGAGGTCTGTTCTGGGAGTGCACACCGGACTTACATTGCAATGGTACCAAAACGCAGATATCCGCAGATCTGCGAAACAAACAAATATAGATTCAGCAATCTATATTTAGTGTAATCAGCGTACCCGAGTGCGGATAGGGTAAAGGATGTCAATAAAAGGCATCCTACGGGTGTATAGCTCAGTTGGTAGAGCGATCGGCTGTTAACCGATGTGTCGCAGGTTCGAATCCTGCTATACCCGCTGTGGACTACTGCAAGGTTCCTCTTTTGCTTATATAATTTTCGATTGTGTATTTGGTTATTTTGGTTTTGTTGCTGTTATAATTCTTTCATAGCAGTAGTCCTAAATTCTTGGCATCCAGAGATGGGTGCTTTTATTTATTTAAAAATTAACAGATTGGAAGGTGGTGAAGTGGCAGGTTATGATAACATAAAAGATTATGGATTTGATAAACGAACAACGGAGGAACTACGAATAATTACTTCTAAAGGTGGTAAAGCAAGCGGAGAAGCAAGGAGAAGAAAAGCGGATTTCCGAAAGACATTGAACATGCTGCTTACTGCTGAAATAGATAGTCCTGAATGGAAGCCGGTTCTGGAGTCACTTGGAGTTGAGTGCACTCTGGAATCGGCTCTTTTGATGGCACAGATCAAAGAAGCGTTGGGCGGAAATACACAGGCAGCTACATTCGTAGCGAAGTATGCAGGGCAATCGCCGGAACCGGATGAGAACAGACGCAACCGAGAAGCAGATACAGAATTGAAACGGGCAAACGCAGATAAGCTGAACAGAGATTGCAGTAATGAGGATGAAACGGAAGGAGTAGAGATTATCAATGATGCAGACAAAGAAACAGGTTAGAATATCAGATCTGATCATTCCGAAATATCTGTCTTTATTTAACGATAAGCAGCATAAACATATTATCCTGACATCTGGCCGTGCCGGTACAAAATCCAGTTATGCAGGAGTCAGAGGAATCTTCCAGTTGGTGGATGATGCGAATGGTTCAGCAGTAGTTCTTCGCAAGCATCACAATAAGCTGCGGAAAACAGTGTACAAAGAAATGCTTCGGGGCATTAACCGGCTAGAAATCCCCAAGTCATATTTCAAGATCGGAAAATCACCGATGGAGATCACGTATAAAAAACACAATACAACGATGTATTTCTCCGGTTCTGATGGAATTGACGATACAAAAGGTATCATCGATGAGGACAAGCCGATAAAGCTTGTAGTATTGGATGAGCTGACAGAGTTCTTTGATGACGGGGAAGGGGAAGATGAACTGGCGAATATAGAAGCAACGTTCGTCCGTGGAAACAAAGCTGGTTTCCAGATGATCTATCTTTACAATCCGCCGAAGAATCCGAATGCTCCGATCAACCTCTGGTGCAAGAAGATGGAAGAACGGGAAGACTGCATCCATATTCACACAAGCTATAAGGATGTTCCGGTTGATTGGTTGGGACAGGATCTGATTGATTCTGCAGAAGCTATGATGCGAGCGGATATCAAGATGTACCGATGGACATGGTTAGGAGAGCCTACGGGAGTTGATGATCTGATCTACTATATGTTTTCAGCAGAGAAGCATATTTATCAGCCGGAAGATTACATTGAGGAAGAGAAACGAAGCATTGGGGAGATTGGAATTGGAGTGGACTACGGTCAGCAGAATGCAACAGTCTATGAAGCGTTCGGCATTGATTATCAAAATCAGGTCCTGCGTGGAATTGATGAGTATTACTATTCTGGGAGAAAAAGTGGAACGCAGAAATCTCCTTCGGAGTATGCACGGGATATGAAAACATTCTGTGACAAGATAGAACAGGAGTATGACCGTGTAGTCAGCTACATATTTGTGGATCCATCGGCAGCAGGTCTGATTGAAGAAATACGGAGAGTGATTCCCCATATATCGGTTATACCGGCGCAGAATGATGTCAAGTTGGGGATCAGCCGTGTGCAGAAGTTGTTGTCTTTCGGAAGAATGATCGTCAGCGAGAAACAGAAGATGCTGATTAAGGAGTTTGGGCTTTATCAATACAATACAGATGGAATTAAAAAAGGCGTTGAGATACCGGTGAAAGAGAACGATCATGCACTTGATGGAACACGCTATTTATGCGTTGGAATGTGGAACCGGATTAAATTTATGTTGCCAATATCAGAAAGAGGTGAGGAACGTTGATACAGTATGAAACTATGAAACAGGCAATGGGAGTGGATGTTGCGGTATCCCAGAGAATGGCACAGGGAATCTATCGGTGGTCAAAGATGTATATCAACGAATCCCCCTGGTTGAATGATGATGTAAAGGGACTGAACCTCCCGGCAGCAATCTGCTCCGAAATGGCAAGACTGGTGACAATGGAATCCAGCATCAATATTACGGGCGGAAGCAAAGCTGAAATGATTAAAGAGGGGATACAGCCGTTTCTAAATGAGATTTCAAACTACACAGAGTTTGCCTGCAGTACAGGCGGTGTGGTCTTTAAACCGTATTTATCCCAGAAAGGGATTGAAATAGATGTGGTGAGAGCCGGTGACTTCTATCCGGTAGAATTTAACAGCGCAGGAGAGATTACAGCGGCTATCTTCCCAGAGTTTAAGCGTGTTGGAAAGAATCTTTATACAAGGCTTGAATATCATGCATTGTATGGAAGCAGGTATAGCATTGTAAACAAAGCGTTTATCAGCAAGAAAGCAATGGTAAAAACGGATGATATCGTAAATCTCGGACAGGAGATCAATCTGGAAGAAGTACCGGAATGGTCAGATATTGCCCCTTATGTCGAGTTTCAGAAAGCGGACAGGATGCTGTTTTCTTACTTCAAGATTCCATTGGCAAACAATACAGACATCCATTCTCCTCTTGGTGTATCAATCTATGCAAGAGCCGTGAATCAGATTCGGGATGCTGATGAGCAGTATGGAGCAGTGCTGTGGGAATACAAATCAAAGGAAACGGCAATTCAGGCAGCGGATGAATTTTTCCGGAAGAACCGGCAGGGAGAAGTTATCCTGCCAAAAGGGAAAGAACGGCTTTACCGGGCAATGGGACCGAATGTGATGAGCAGGGATGGAAATCCTTTTTTTAATGCGTATTCGCCGGAGATTCGGGATGAGAGTTTCTTCAACGGGTACAACAGGATCATACAGAAAGTAGAGTTTAACTGTGGTCTGGCTTATGGAACTCTTTCAGATCCACAGGTAGTGGATAAGACAGCAGAAGAAATTAAGGCCAGTAAGCAACGCTCTTACGCAACGGTAAAATCTATTCAGAATAGCCTTGGGAACGCACTTGAGAATCTTGTGGCAGCAGTGGAAGTATGGATGTCGCTTGGTAGCATTTCTGCAGACGGAAAGGTAGAAGTATCCTGCAGTTGGGATGATTCCCTTGTAACAGACAAGAAATATGAGACGGAACAGCTTCGGGCAGATTATAGTCTTGGGGTTGTTGGTCCCGTGGAATATCGAATGAAGCGTTTTGGAGAAACAGAGGAACAGGCAATTATTATGTTGCAGAAGGCGTCACAATTTAACCTGGAAGATACAATGGAATAGGGCGTGAAGATATGCAGCCAAAGGAAATGGAACACCTGCCACTGCAGCTTGAGAAGATGTTTCTTGAACTGCAAAACCGGATTATGAGGGATGTGGTCAGGAGAATTAAAAAGACAGGTGGGATTACTTCTACAGCAGATTATCAGCTGAACCGAATACAGATCATTGGAAATTCCACGGAGTTCATTGAATCGGAAATCAAACGTCTTTCAGGGCTTACTGATCCAGAACTGTGGGAAATTTATGATACAGTGATTGAAAAGGATTACACCAGAACAAAAGAAATCTACGAACAGGTAAATGCCCATTTTACACCTTATGAAGATAATGAGCAGATGCAGACATGGGCGAAAGCAATTCTAAGCCAGACAAAACATGAAATCCAGAATATCACACGATCAATGGGATTTGCTTTGGATTACGGAGGAAAGAAAGTATTCACTCCATTTTCGGAGTACTATCAGAAGTATCTTGATCGTGCATGTATGGACATTGTAACCGGAGCGTTCGATTACAATACCGTTCTCAGGCGTGTAGTAAAGGAAATGACAGCCAGTGGGATACGGACAGTAAATTATGCGTCAGGATATGGAAATCGGGCCCCTGTGGCGGTCAGACGAGCTGTCATGACTGGTGTACATCAACTTGCTGCACAGATTAATGAGCAGGTGGCAAAGGATTTGGGGACAGACACCTATGAAGTAACGTGGCATGCCGGACATAGACCTTCTCACTGGTGGGGAGGGAATGTGTACACAAAGCAGGAATTGATCTCGATCTGTCGTTTGGGAGAGGTAGATGGTCTGTGCGGAGCTAATTGTAAGCATAGTTACTTCGCGTTCGTAGACGGTGTGTCTGTCAGAACGTACACATCGGAACAATTGCGGGAAATGGAAGCAAATGAACAGGTCGCAAGGTCTTATCAGGGAAAAATATACAACGCCTATGAAGCACAGCAGCGGCAGAGAACACTTGAAACCAGAATGAGAAAGCAGAGAAGTGACATTGATCTTCTAAAAAAGGGAAAAGCCAGTCAATTGGACATACAGGCAGCCCAAGCAAAGTATCTGAACACACTCCGGGAATATCAGGGGTTTTCTAAAAAGATGGAGCTTCCAGAACAGATGCAGAGAGTGTATATGGATGGGCTCGGAAGAGTGTTGCCGGGAAGATGGTTTGGATCTAGGGCATCCGATAAAAAGTTCTTGCACGAACAGTTGTCGTATATGTATAATGGAGAAAAACAGTTCATACCGGCAAATACAGTGTTTCAAAACGTGAAAATTATAGCTGGAACAGGAAGCAAAACGGAATTAAGAGTTGCGGGGCGGCTGGCAGAGAGATATGGTGGAGTTGCAAGCGATTGGAGCAAATGTGCAGGAAAAATAGAAAGCGGAAAGTATATATTCGATATTCACTGGTATGAAAAGGGCGGCAAACAGTACGAGGCGAAGTTAAAGGTAAGAAAGGAAAAATTATGAAGCTGAGATATATAGGGGAATCATTTGGAGTAGATTCTTTAACGAATGGAAAAATATATGAAGCAAGTGAAGAGTCTGGAATGTATCGTGTCATTGATGACAGCGGAGAAGATTATTTGTATTCAAAAGAGAATCCGGCACCACTTGATGGTAGCAGTCCAGGTGGACGTTGGGAAATTGTAAAAGAGTAATACCATTTATTCTTAATTGAGTGAGTGGTATTTTTTATATCAAAATAATAAATCAGCATCTATCCAGAGTGGTAGGTGCTATTTTTATACGCTTTCCTCAATTTTGGGGATAGTATTTGTCCGATCAACCCTCAAGACATTTAAACTGCGGGAAATATCCCCTGTGGCATGGGAGAATAACTGCCACGGCCAGCGGAGACACCGCGATAATAAACAGTGGTCAAGGAAAGGAATAAAGATGCAGTTAAGAGACGTATTAGGAGAAGAACTTTTCGGACAGGTAGACGCAAAGATTCAGGAACACAACAACGGGATCGAGGATAAATTACAGCATGTCCGGTTTGTAGACTTGTCAGAGGGTGGCTACATCAGCAAGGAAAAGTATCAGAGCCTTGAGACGAAAGCGAATGGACTGGAGACACAGCTTGGAGAAGCAAACGATACGATCAAGTCTTACAAGGAAATGGACATTGATGGAATCAAGCAGTCTGCCGATGACTGGGAGAAAAAGTACAACGAAGACACAAAAGCACTGAATGACCAGATTGAATCAGACCGCAAGATGTTTGCAGCAGAGCGGTTTTTGGACACGCAGAAGATTAAATCTCCTTTATCCAGAAAGACAATCTTACATGAGTTTCTGGATCAGAAGATGGAGTTTAAAGACGGTGCTTTTGTTGGTGCAGATGAGTACATGAAAGGTGTCAAAGAGAAGTATCCAGATGAGTTCGAACAGGAAGAACCAGATGGCGGAAAAAAGACATGGGTAAGAGGTACTCATGGAACCTACAGACCCGAAACAAAATCCGAAGAAGAAGCTTACCTCTCAAGAAAATATGGAAACAACAAATATGCGAAATAGAAAAGGAGAATGACAGAGTATGAAATATGGCGGATATAATGTAAGTGAAAAATACAGTTCAATCGTTGCACCAAATTTTTATTTTGATGCAATTTTTCAGCCGGGAATGACATTTAACGATCAGTATCAGGGAGATGCGGAAGGAGCGGGAGCAGTAAAAGTATTCCGTCTGGCTGCTAAGGCTGCAAAAGATCCGAAAAAGCCAGCATCTGACTTTGAGCATGGAACTGCAGGAAATGAACTGATTTCAGTATTGATGAACAATTCACAGCAGGAATCAACAAAAATCTACAATGTACAGGCGAGTGCCGTACCATTCGATACAGCGGATGCTCATCTCGCACAGTCTACACAGGTTTGCAAAGAAGGGTGGCAGCAGTCTGGTCTTGCATGTCTGGTGCACGAAGGAACTGCAATGGAAGACACAGAAGCAATTACAACGTCCAACATTATCAGTAAGATAATCGCAGGAAGAAAAACAATCCGTAAACAGAAAGCGTCCGCGAATGTGGTCATGGCATCTGTAGAGACATACAGTACGATGCTGGAAGTTGCAGGGGACAAATTTACTCCGGTAAAGAATGACGAGATCATCCGTACCGGACAGATGGGATATTACCTCGGAATGCTGTGGGTAGAATGTAATATGCTTGATCTGACATCGGTAGCAAAATACTACGATTATACAGAAACGCTTCAGACAGAAGATCTGTCAAAGGTAGAGTATATCATGTATGACTGGAGAGGATTGCATATCATTGATTTGCTGTCTATGGCAAGACTGAAAGACTCTGAGAACTTCAACGGAACTCTTGCACAGGTGGAAATCTGTACCGGATACCGTCTTGGAGATAAGAACTACGCAGTTGTAAAAAAAAAGGCCTAGATGACGATTTGGCACAAGTAGGAACTGCGAAAGTTGGCAAGGCAAAAGTAGGAAAAGCGAAATAATATAACGGAGGTAGTAGATATGGCATATACACCAACAACATGGAGTGATGGAGACGTTATTACAGCGGATAAACTGAATAAGTTAGAGCAGGGCGTGAAGAACGAGCAGGTTGGACCAGCAGGACCAGCAGGACCAGCAGGACCAGCAGGACCAGCAGGGGCAAAAGGCGATCCGGGTGCGCAGGGACCTGCTGGAACAAGTTACACTCTTCCAGCAGCAAACAAGACAACGCTTGGTGGCGTAAAACAGATGGCTTTGATTGCAGATTTGTCCACAGAAACAGGGGCTGATTTAAAAAATAAAATCAATGCAATTCTTGCTGAAATGAAAAAACAGGGTATCATGGCGAATTCGTAAGGAGGAATAGGCGTTGATACGTGTAGATTTTCAGTTTTATGTAGAAGAATACAATGGAATTATAATCGAGGACGAACGGTCATTGAAACAGCCGATCTTGAAAGCCAATACTTATCTGAATCAGATTATGCATTTGCAGCCGACTGAGGATGAGATGGAGTTGGTGAAGCTTTGCCTGTGTGAACTTTCTGACATGATCTATCAGGATGATATGAACCGAATGGAACATGGAGGAAGAGAGGTGCAGTCGGAGAATACAGACGGATATTCTGTGAATTACGCGACAGAAGCAGAAGCGGGAAAGATTGCAGTAGACGCTCTGCAAACAAAGATCTATGCGGTCATCCGCCGATATCTGGCTCATACAGGACTGCTTTATCTGGGGGTGAATGTCAATGCTTACGAATGCTAAGATTACGATTTTTAATCAGTGGCCAGATCGGGAGAACAGGAAGATGGTGTTTATTCCTCATGTCATCCATAAGGTCTGGTTTCACACGAACCAGAAAAGCACCGTAGGAGAAAATGGATTAAGAAGCGCAGATGAATACCAGATCCGGATTCCATATTCAGAATGTGCTGACTGGATCACGCCGGATGCGTTCAACCGATTAACAGCAGTGTATGGGAAATGGACTGTGCGGAATGGTGATTTCTTTATCCTGGGAGAATGGGATGGAGGAAATGTCACCGGAATAGAAGATATCAGGAAAAGGTTCTCTGGAACGATTGGGAAAGTGCTCAGTCATTCCGAGAACTTTTTTGGTTCTTCTAAGCATATCAGGATAGGTGGTGGTTCTTAATGGCGAAGATCAGGCTGGATATAGCTCCGGTAGATAAAATTCTACTGAAGAGAAATCTAAATAAGAACGGAGCAGGGCAGAAGTTCTTCACCCATAAAGTAAGACAGCTGTCCACACCTTATGTGCCGAGATTAAGCGGAAACCTGTCAATGGATAGTGTGACGGAAACAGCATCCTCTATTATCTATGACACCCCTTACGCAAGGCGGCAGTACTACAAGAATAAAGGAAAGAACAGATCTGTACATGCTCGCGCTGGTAGTCACTGGACAGAGCGTATGTGGGCGGATCGTGGGAAAGAAATCGTACAGTCTGTTGCGAAATATTGCGGAGGGAAGGCGAAATGAGTATAACAAACCAAGTGGCAGAGTTTATTGCCGGGTGCCCGTTTCTGCAGGAGTTTCAGGAGATGTTCCCTGTTGTGAATGTAGATATGTTGGAGGAAGATGTGACTGCATACAGTATTGAAAGTACGCCAGCAGAACCAATCTTAAAGCGGTATGCGAACGGTGATACTGTTCGGCAGTATGTGTTTTCGTTATGTTCCAGAGTGCTTTACGGAGACGAAGAAAACAGGGACACATCGGAATTCTATGAGAAATTTGCAGACTGGTTGGATGAGTGTACAAAAGCAGGTGCTCTTCCGAATCTGACGGGGAAACTGCAAAGCAAATCTATTCGGGCAACAACAGACGGATATCTGTATGACGCACAGGAGACGAAGTGCCAATATAGGATACAATGTCAATTTATTTATTATAAACGGAGGTAACAAAGGTATGAAAATGAATATTCAGTTTTTTGCAGCAGCAGGCGAGACTGGTGTCGTAGGAAGATGGCAGCATCCGGGATATCTGGATGTTTCAAAAAATCTGAGTGAAACTTATGAGCTTCTTGGATTTGGAGTGACTCAGTTGGACGATTCTCCATCTGCACAGACATCTTCCAAAAGATATGTTAATCAGAAATCAGCAACACAGAGAATTGGCTCTTATGAATGGACGGCACCATTGGAGTTCGACCTGATCCGTTCTGAAAAAGCGATCGAATTTATTGCGGATATCGGAGAAAATGAAAAGACCGGGTCAGATGCAGAAACTTATTATGTGAAGGTGTTCATGGAAAAGCCTGTGGCAGAACAGCAGAATAAGTTTTATGCAAAGAGAAGAAAAGTAGCCATCGAGGTGTCAGATTTCTCGGACAACGATGGTGAGATTCAGGGATCTGGAAATTTACTTGGTGTATCGGATTGGGAAGATGGACAGTTTGATACATCTACAAAGAAATTTACGGTGGGGGAAGTATAATCCCCGCCGATAATGCCTTGGTTGGCGTGGGAGTAGTAGGTAAGGCAAGAATTGGAAAAGGAAGGAGTGCAAAGCAATGATTATCAATGGAGTAGAATTGGAATTCAACCTGTATGATCTGGAGAATCCAGAGTTGAAAGAACGATATAGAGCTGAGTTAGAGAAGATGAAGCATGTTGCAGAAGAGCTGCCAGAAGGAACAGAACTGGAGCAGAATAGATTTCTGTGTGGCAGAGTGAAGCAGATGTTTGATGTTGTATTTGGAGAGGGTACGGGTGATTGTGTATGCGGAAAAGGAAATGACCTGCTTACTTGCATGGCAGTTTATGAGCAGTTGGTCACAGAGCAGATCAGACAGGATAATCAGTACAACGAGATCATGGGAAGATTGAAAATGTTATCAATGGAAAATGCTCCTGTAGAAAAATGATGAATCTCTTAATAGAAAAATTTCCAGAGTTTTTGATCGTGAATGGTGCGGAGTGGTCTGTAAATTGGGACTTCCGCACCGTTTTAAAATGCAATGAAATCATAGAAAGCGTAGAAGAATTGACGGGAGATTCTTTACTGAAAGTGCTGCTGTTGTTTTACAGAGATTGTGATTATTTCACGGAAGAACATGTGGATCAGATGTTTTGGTTCTTTTCCTGTGGCAAGGAGCAGTCAAAGAAGAAATTCCCGCGGAAGATCGCAGGGGTCAATGATAAGCAACCGTTTGACTTTCAAGAGGATGCGGGACTGATCTATGCCGGTTTCATCCAGCAGTACGGAATTGACTTGCAGGCAGAAGAGATGCACTGGTGGAAGTTTATGCTGCTTCTAGAGAATCTGGGAGAAGATACAAGGCTGTCAAAGGTCATTGAGTACCGGACAATGGATGTGTCGAATAAGAATCTCTCAAAAGAGGAAAGAGAGTTCTACAGGGCAATGCAGAAGTATTACGGTCTGGAACAGGCGCCGGTTATAGATGATCAGACAAGGCAGATTGAAGATGCGCTTCTCAACGGCGGTGATGTGAGTGAATTGCTTCGTCCGAAAAACGTACGAACGTAGAGAGTGTGTGTAAAGGTGTGGCGAAGTGCCGCACCTTATTTTGATACTTGAAATTGCTAGTCGGCAGAGAGTATTGAATTTCAACTCCTAAATTTTGAGGAGTCCACATATATAGAGTACATAATAAGTGCAGCGGAAAATTCCGCTCTATTTTTGCTTGGATTCATCATCAATGTAAAAATTTAAGTGGAAAGGATACGAAATAGTATGAAACTAAAACTTGTGAAACATGGAGAATTTTTAGGGACTAGATGTGATTTTTATGTGGATGAGGAAAACAACATCTATATGAGCAGGACACAGATTGGATATGCGCTACAGTATAAAAATCCACAAGATGCGATAAAGAAAATTCATTTAAGACATTACGAAAAATTACAGCAACGCTATGTAGAAGTGGTGGGTGACAATTTGTCCCCGAGGCCAAGAGATTTAGGAAAGAAGACAAGTATTTTTATGTATGACGAAAGAGGCATTTTAGATGTAATAAGGTGGTCAACAACAGAGGTAGCTGACCAATACTTTGATTGGGTGTACGACATTATTCAATCAATTAAAAAGAATGGCTATTACATAGCTTCTGAAAAAGATAACAAGTGGCTTGGAGTTCGCAATGAATCTAAGCAAGCAAGACGATATGAAACAGACCAGATTAAACTCTTTGTGGAGTATGCAAAAGAGCAGGGAAGTAAGAATGCAGATCTATACTACATGATCTTTACAAAATTGATAAATAGCAAAGTTGGATTGCATGGCGGTCAACGTGATGATATCTCACAAGAAACACTTTTAGAGTTAAAATCGCTAGAAACATTGGTTAAGATGAAAATTCGGAAACTGATGGATAAGAAAATTCCGTATAAAGAGATTTATCGGGAAGTAAGGAAGATGGCGGAAGAGTTTTGAATAGAGCCGAAAATTCGGCGCTACTCAGATTATTACCTGCCGTAGAAAAGAATATTGCGTAAACCCTAAATTCTGATATAATGAATGTATTCAAGACGAAAGAGGCTGTTGAAGTGCATTTAGTAGGAAAAATAAATCGTAATATTTATAGGTGTATCACAGAAGATATTGTTACAGATGATGTCATTATTACAGAGAATCAAATGCAACATATATTGGATAGGCACCCTGAGGCCTATAAAGAAGTGATTGATTATTTGTCAGATATTATACAGGAACCGGATCTTATTATAAAGGATAAGCATAAAAATACGGGGTTAGTTGTAAAGAAGATCAAAACAGGAAATGAATATGCTCAAATGGTATTGAGAATATGTACTTCAAATGATGATCCGAATTATAAAAATTCAGTAATTTCATGTTGGGAGATTAGTGAAAAAAGACTGCAAAACTATTTGAGGAACAAAACAATTCTTTACAAAAAGGAATAGATGTTGTATAATTTGAATACAATAAGCAGGAAGTTATTCGAGGTGGTAAAATTCGTTGCAACCACGCACCCAAGTGGTCAAAAGAGATGCAGGAGAGGCGACGCCTGCCGGATAACTTCTTGCTTTGTAAAGAAATATGACAAGATATTTGAAGTAGAGATTGTGCTGCTACGCACCCAAGTGGTCAAAAGAGATGTGGGAAGGGGCACACCCACCGAATATCTTCTTATCCTTGAATATGAATGATTTAACCGCTGGATGTCCGGCGGTATTTTACTTTAAACGTAGTGATGAGATTACCACGTTATCATGAAATAAGGCACGAGGTGACGATCTCTCCACCATATTCCATCCTTGCGATTCCACAACCATCACGGTATAATGAGTATGTGGTAAAGCGTATAGGGTAGGAGGAAGGTTATGAAGAGAGTACTAAGTGTCTTGCTGGCAGCAGTTCTTTGTGTGGGGATGCTGACAGGATGCGGGGAGAAGAAAGAGGGGAAAGAAGAGTCCAAGAAAGCTGAAAGTGCGGAGAAAGAAGAATCAGATCAGAAAAGACTTGATAATCAAGCAGAGATTACAAGCAATATTGCAGAGGTTGTAACTACGCAGCTGCCAGAAAATATGGTGAGGGCAGGTGTTTCCGAGACCCCGGAACTTCAACTCAAGGATGCAAAAGCAGATGAAAATATTTTCACTGTATCGTACAATAGTACTACTGGAGTGGAATTAGCCTTTACATATGATCTGGATAAAGAAAAAATGAAGAGGTTATCCTTATCAGTAGGAGAAGGGGAACTTGATGAATATGCAGAATTGCTTACAGGGATTGTATATCTGTCAGAATTTAAGTTTTCTGATGATGAAATAGAGCAGATAGCCAGTATGGTGTCAAATGAAATTACGGAGTTAGAAATAGGTGATTACAAAATTAAGCAAGTATCTTTTCCAAGTCCGTTATTTAGTATAGCTCCAAAAACATCATAATAATTTATGAAATACAAAATACGAACGATGCCACCTACATAAGTAGGTGGTTTTCTTATACCAAATTTTAAGGAGAACATAAATGAAGTTAATTGAATATCGGGGAGGAGCCCTTTCAGGGTATGCTCCTGATCTCCCTGGAAAGAACAGAAAGACATGGCGAAATGCTGTGTCTTATTTTAATTCCATAAGGTAGGGTGGAAAAATTTTGAAAAACCTCTTTACTTTTGTACGTACATATGTTGTAACTTATGTACGGGCGAAAGTGAGGTGAAGATAATGTCCCCAAGAACAGGACGTCCAACAGCGAATAAAAAGACAGAGCGTCTTGAAATACGTCTGACACCACAAGAAGCTGAAAAGCTTCAATATTGCGCAGACAAAATGTCAGTAAGCAAGACGGATGTTATAAATCGTGGAATTGATTTAGTACAAGCTGAATTGGACAAAAAATAAAACAACCGTCGCACCTACCACAGTATCAACGGTTGTTCACACAAAGAAGTTTCCTTCTGTAAATATTATAATGCAGAATGAAGCTTCTTTCAAGAATTAAATATTGAAAGGAGAATTTTATGTACAATTTCTATGTATTAGATGGAAAGAAACTGATCGATTACAAGCCGAAAAGAGAACACTATGCAAGAGCGTTGGAGCGAATTACAGATGCAAATGGCAGTTACGATTTAGAAAGACTCTGGCAGGAAAGACCGGATCAATTCAAACAAATATTATATCTGTCCATTAAATTTATTGAACATGTTTTTGACAATAATTCTGACTGCTCTCAAGAGGAAACACAATCGTGGTTCTTCATTGTAGAATTTATCAATCAGATGGTTGCAAAAATCACACCGAGACAGTTCATGGAGATATTTCCTATTGCCAAGGACTATGATGGTGAAAAATATGGGTGTAAAGATTATTTCTACACCAAAGATTATATGGCACGTTTGGGATATGATGCACCTATCGGAGAGGAAAAAGCCAGCGAGTTTTTACTGGAGTACTGGAATCCTCACATTATGGAATACGCAATTCATTGGATGGGAATCATCAATCAGATGCACCGTCTAAATGGTGGACGTGATATTTTCGTAGAATTTATGGAAGAACAAGGTATTTCTATTCCCACCTATCATAAGGAAGGAAATTATCTGGTGAATAACGAAACAGGTGAGAGATATAAAGCTCAGAAGCCGAAAAGAAGATTGAGAAAATTGTTTAGTGTAGTTTTAAATAAGTAGGAGGAATCGATCATGGAAAAAAGAATTGAACAGACAATCAGCAGTATGGAAGTAGCAGAAATGGTAGGAAAAGCACACAATGACTTGATGAAAGATATTCGTAGATATTGCGAACAACTTTCACTGGGGAAAATTCCTCAGTCAGATTTTTTCACAGAATCAACTTATGTAAATGGTAGAGGAAAAAAGTATCCTTGCTACAATGTCACTAAGAAAGGTTGTGAATTTATCGCTCACAAGTTGACCGGATTAAAAGGTACAGAGTTCACAGCGAAGTACATCAACCGTTTTCACGATATGGAAGATACGATTCGAGAAGGTATTCCGTTAAAGAAGAAACCTACTCACAAAGAAAAACTCCCATCTGTCAACCAGATGGTTAAGAACATCAAAGGTGCTCTCAATGATGCAGGAGTAGACTCTAAGTACATAGCTGCTGAAATTATCCGCATTTATTCAGACAACGGGTATCCAGTGAAAGTGCCGCTGATTTCAGAAGTTCCGGTCTTGTGGGATTGCACCACGATGGCGAAAGAGTTTGGTATTTTATCGGAAAGTGGCAGACCACACGATAAGGCAGTAAGTGCTATCATTCAGAAGTTGGATGTTTCAGAGGACGAAATTGTAAAGACAGCTTATAGCAGGAATGGACATGACGGCGTTACTGTTCAATACAAAGATTCCGTTTTCCAGAAAGTAAAAGAATGGCTGAAGGAAAATGGGTATCCAACACTCATTGAGTATCAGTTATCAAATGGTAATACAAATAAATGCAAAGTTGTTTATCAGGAGGTGGCGTAAGATGAATTTATATGAAAAAATTAAGAGAGAAAACTTGATGATCCCTGTTGCATTTAGAATGAAATTTGAACAGGCAGAAGATTTGTTGAACCATGCTCCCGGCGACTTTGAGCTTGCGTTATCATCATTTAGATTTGGCTATATGCAAGGGCAGAGAGCAGAAAAAGCGAACAATACTAAAGCGGAAAATAATCAGTTTCAGAGCCTCTTGTCGCAGTTAAGACCGGAAGATTATAGAATTAAACGCCAGATAGAAGCAATCTTATACAGGTATTTGGATAAACGTGACAGACTTCCAGATACAGAGCAGTGTGATCGTAAGAAATCCATTGTGAAGATTGTGGAGAATATGGAAAATGAAGAGTGTTTGGAACTTGTAGAACGGTTCGCTAAAAATCTGGCAAGTAGTGAGGTGGCGTAATGAAAGAGAATAGAGAGAAATTAAGCACAGCGGCTAAATATAAGAAGAACTTCATTATCAGCAAGCTGAAAGAAATGGACGAATGTCATATAAATCGCGTATATGCCTTTATGCAAGGCTGTACTGGAAATCCGGTCAAATAACTAAATACAGTAATCAGGGCATCTATCAGAAATGGTAGGTGCTCTTTTTATACAAATTTTTAACACGAGGTGGTGAGTAAATGGCAGATGGAAAAGTTGTAATTGAAACAGATCTGGATTCTTCCGGGATAGAAAAAGGACTTTCAAAGCTTGGGAGTATAACAGCAAAAGGGATGAAAGCGGCAACGGTAGCGATCACGGGAACTGCAGCAGCACTTGGTGGAGTTGCAGCAGCGGCAATCAAGGTGGGTTCTGATTTTGAATCTCAGATGTCTAGAGTTAAGGCTATCTCCGGAGCAACAGGAGAAGAATTCGAGCAATTAAAGGCACAGGCAATGCAGTTAGGTGCTGATACCTCATTTTCTGCTAGTCAGGCAGCAGAGGGAATGGAGAATCTGGCAGCAGCTGGTTTTACCACATCCGAGATCATGAATGCAATGCCGGGACTTTTAAATCTGGCAGCGGCATCCGGTGAAGATCTGGCGAGCAGTTCGGATATTGCAGCATCAACGTTAAGAGGATTTGGACTGGCGGCATACGATGCAGCACACGTTGCGGATGTTCTGGCGGCGAATGCAAACCGTACGAATTCCTCTGTAGCAGATACCGGAGAGGCAATGAAGTATATAGCTCCTCTTGCAAGGGCAGCAGGACTTAGTTTGGAAGAGACAGCAGCGGCAATCGGAATCATGGCGAATGCCGGAGTGAATGGCAGTCAGGCTGGTACTTCTTTAAGAGGAGCGTTATCACGGCTTTCAAAGCCAACGAAAGACATGTCTGAGGCTATGGATGAACTTGGAATTTCATTCTACGATTCCAACGGTAAAATGAAGTCTCTGACTGAACAGGTTGGAATGCTCAGACAGGCAACAGAGGGAATGACGGATGAGCAGAAAAATAATTATCTGGTCACCCTGTATGGACAAGAAGCATTGTCCGGTATGCTGGCATTGATCAATGAGGGAGAAGGTTCTCTCGGAGAACTGACGAATGCCTATAAGAACTGTGATGGTGCAGCTCAAAAGGCAGCAGAAACAATGCAGGACAATCTATCCGGTGCATTGGAGCAGCTTGGTGGATCAGCACAAACCTTAGGGCTGGCGTTTTATAACAGTGTTGCAGACAATCTAAAAAATGCAGCAAAGACGGCAACGGAGAGCATCAACAATATCACGGATTCTTTTAATAACGGTGGTTTGAATGAAGCGATCCAGACAGCAGGTGATGAATTTGCAAATCTTGCAGTAGAAGCAGCATCCCATGCCCCAGAAATGGTAGACACAGCAGTTGATTTTATAGAAGCATTTGCCTCTGGAATTGCTTTGAACAAAGGAAGAATTCTCGGTGCGGCTGGAGAGATGGCGGAGTCTATGGCATCCGGCTTGGCAGAGCTGTTACCATCCAAACTGCAAGAGCCGGTTGAGGATGCAATTGATGCAGTGGCAGAGTCATTGAGTGACGGAGGATTGAAAAAAGCTGGAAAGACTGCAGAGAAAACATTTGATTCTCTGATTAAAGTCGTTGGCAAATTGGCTTCAACAGCTCTTCCGCCATTGACAAAGGCGTTGGATTTTGCAGGTGAGAATTTAGATAGGCTGGTAGTTGTTGCAGGAAGTGCAACAGCCGCATACACAGCTTATAACGCAACGATAAAGGCAACAACAGTGGCTACGAATCTTGCAACTAAAGCTCAAAAAGCATTTTCTGTGGCAATGTCTGCCAGTCCAACAGGTTTGGTTATTGCTGGGATAGCGGCTGCAACAACAGGGTTGGCATTAGCATGTGCAACTCAGGTAGATGCAAGTAAAGAATTAGAGAGTGCAAATGATAAACTGGGAGATTCCTATGGAAAAATAGGGGAAGGTATTACTGGATATTTATCAGAAGTATCAAAAGCTGGAAGTATATTTGATGACTTTAATGATTCTATTATCGTTTCATCAGAGGTACAAGGTGAACTTTCTGGGAAAATGGATGCGGTGCAGAGCGAAATTACAGAAATTGCAAGAACCGCAACGGAAGAAAGGCGCCAACTCACAGAAACAGAAATACAGAGGTTACAAGATCTGTTTACGCAAATGCGGCAGCTTACTGAACAAGAACTTGCATATCAACAGGCATACCAAGATGCGGTGAAAAGTTCAGCAGAGACATTGGCATCCACGCATTCAGGAACGGCAGAAGAATACGCAACTTCGGCGCAAAAGATCATCAACAGTGCTGTCCAGACAAGAGATGCAGTTGTTGAAAAAGCATATTCTCAAATGATAGAGACAAATGCTATCAATAAGCAGTTGGTAGGAACGTCAGAACAATATACTCAGGAATGGTACAACCAACAGGCTCAGGCAGCTCAACAAAGATATCAACAAGCAGTGACAGATGCGAATAGAGAATCAGCAGATACTTTAAATATTATTCAACAAGGATTTGCACAGAGAATGGATGCTGCAAATGAGTATTTTGCTAATGTAGAAGCTTCAAACAAGAGAGAACTAGAAGAACAAAAACGTCATAATGATGAACTTGCAAATGCAGAAGCTGAAAAGAAGCGGAAAATGGAGGAGTTACATCAAGACTCAGCTTCTGCGGAATACGAATATTTTGTAGAAGTAGAAAGAATAAATGAAGAACATAAGCAGAGATTAGCTGAAATACGTTCAGGTCTTGCAGACAGTTTGACGGATGCACAAGCAGAGCAGGCTAGCGCATGGCTTGCAATGATTGCGGAAACATCTTTGTATGGTGGAGAGTTGGATGCATCTTCTCAAGCTATTGTCGATTCACTGATTGACAATTTTGATAATTTGCCCAAAAAGCAAAAAGAGATTTTCAAAAATGCGTTGCAAGGTGCTGTTGATGGATTCAGGGAAGATGAGCCAGAATTACTGACGCAGGCACAGAATACATCTGATAATTTCTTAAATAAGATAAAAGAAGCGCTCGGAGTACATTCCCCTTCTCGTGAGGTAAAGGCAATTTTTGCTCAAGTTAATCCTGGAGCTATAGAGGGATTAGAGGAAGGAAAGGAGAGTCTTTTAGAAAAAGGAAAAAGTGTTGTTTCTGACTTTCTAAATGCAATGGGTGGAGAAAGCATCGGCGAAAAAGCGCGTGGAATAGGCGCAAGTATTATGAATTTCTTTGGCCTTGGAGTTGGAGATCAAAAAGAAAATTCCAGACTTCAAGGAAAATCCAATGCGGATGCAGCAAATGAGGGAGCTGCATCGGTAAATCCTTTCAGTACAGGAATGAGTTTTGCAAGTATCTTAAAAAGCGGAATTTCTAGTATGATGGGAGCTTTATTTGGACAAGGAAGTGATTTGGCAAATAAAGCAAATGACGGATCACGGTCGGTAAATCCTACAAGTACCGGTGCTCAATTTGGGAAGCAGTACTCATCAGGGATAAAAAGCCAAGCAGGACAGTCCAGATCAGAAGGAAAGGATCTTTCAGATGCAGCGGATTCAGGAGCAAGGTCAAAAAGTGGACGCGATGCAGGTTCTGGATTTGGAGAGGGATTTGTTGCCGGTATTTCTGACTGGATTGGAAGTGCAATAGATGCAGCGGCAAATTTGGCAGCAAATGCATTATCGGCAGCTAAGAAAGCACTTAACATAAATTCCCCATCCAAAAAGACAAGGGAATTTGGTCAATTCTTCAGTAAAGGTCTGGCGTTGGGTATTAAGGATGAAGAAAAGTCAGTTGTAAAATCTTCCCGAAATATTTCAAACGCAGCACTGGAATCTATTGATCTGTCCGCTGTTTCAGCACGGATGCGAGAGGTCATGGCTTTTAATGCATCCAGAGTGGCAAATCGTCCAGTAACATCTGTTATGCAGTACAAGATGGATAACGCAGAAATCAGAAAGCTTCAGCAGCAGAATCAGGCGATTATGAGTGCAGTGGCAGGACTTTCTGATCTGGCAAAACGTCCGATCGAAGTAAGCACAACACTGAATGGAAGAGAATTGATTAAAGAAACAGCAGCTCCAATGCTGACAGAACAGCAAAGAATTACAGATTTTAAGAAATTACTGAAAGGAGAACGTACATGACACTTTCTGTGAAGTTCAATGACATCGAATTAGGAAAGTACATCAAAGTACTACAGGGATTTACACCGTTTGTCGGTGCTGACTGGAATCCATCGTTTGTGAAGGCAGAAAAACAGAATGGAAGTGATTTTGCTTACACGTCATACGAGAACAAACAAATTGTGATGCCGTTTACGATTGAGGGTAATCTGGAAGAGAAGTACGATGCTTTACAGAAAGCATTAAAAGTAGATGAACCAAAAAAGTTAGTGTTCGGAAATGTTCCGAACAAATGCTTTTATGCGATTCCAAGTGGTACTTTAGAATTCAGTGAAGAAACGGAATTTCTGGGAGAGGGAACAATCACATGGCTAATCCCTGACGGGGTAGCATACTCCACTACAGAATTTGCATTTGACGGAGTACAAGAAGACGGCTACCAGACCATCACCATCCAAAACAACGGCACCGAATGGGCGGATGTGGACTACGAGATCACGCACCAGCACGAAAACGGCTTTATCGGACTGGTAAGCCAGTA